TCTTTCTCGGATGCTGGTTTAATACCCTGCTGCTCTAGAATCTTTTTTTGTTCTTCGGTAAGATTTACCATCTTATCAACAGATTTAAATTCTGCGGTAGACTGTTTCGTAGATTGAGAAGTTTCTGATCTATTATTATCATTGGTGGATTGAGATGTAGAATTATTGGTTTCTGTCTTATTAATTGCCTCGGAGAACATTTTCTTCAAACGTTCTACTTCTGAGACCTTTTCGTTAGATTGGTTTACCTCGTTGCGAATTTCTTCTCGACGAGATTCTTGTGAACGAAATAATCCACCAAGAACACCATTTTTTGGTGCAATCCCATCCATGAAACTTTTTTTGAAGTCCTGTTTGAAATTGCTGGCACCTTCTTTGAGTCCAACAACTTGACCCTCTTTTCCAGGTTCTCTATTTGCACCAAACATACTATTCTTCAAACGATTAACGAATGTATCGTCTTTGCCCTCTAGGGTCAATCCTTCTGACTTAAATCTTTCATTTAGTGTTTGGTTTTGAAGATTCTTTCCAATCTCACCAAGTTCTGTTGGTCCACCACCTTCGCTTCTAGCAATCATTTTTGCCGCAAGGTCGTTAATATCTTTCAGAGAGTTTTTAAATTCTTCGACTGTCTTGAATTGCAATTTTGTAATTGCATCCAATGTGTCTTCCATTAATTTCTTATCTTGTTTCTCTAACGATGATATTGCTGCAGTAGTATTCTTTTGAATAGATTCAATAAAACTATCGACTAATCTTGCTGATGCTTGCTTATCTGAAGGTCTATTTTTATTGAGATCAAGAAGTTTGCGAATCTCAGAAAACTGTTTGTCCCTGTCGTCGGACTGCATTGGTTTTGCCCCAGAACTTGAATTGTTCTTGGCGGTTTCTATAACCTTGGCAAATCTTTCCGACGTGGAGTTAGGTTCCATTAATACTGCTGCCTTTGTTTATCTGCTTTTTCTTTTAAATGTAATGACAATAAACCAACATAAACTTCCCTCTCCCAAGGCATCATATTTTCAAGTTCACTTAATGAGTATTTATGCTCATGCATTAAAATAAAGTTGGTCTTATAATGATTCCTCAAGTTATCATGAGAAAGGGTTATTCGAAAAAACTTTCTACTCCATCCAGGAAAACAACGTTGTGAGTTGAACAATTTGCACAATCATATTCGATCTTGTGTTCAATTCTGGGCATAGAGAGAAAGAATTCTGTAATCTTCTTAAACTGTTCGGAAGTTAGATTGTCAACAAATTGTTCTACTTCTTTTCTTTGAATGTCTTTGGTAGTGAAAACTTCCTCGGCAGTATATACACTGTCGATACAAGAAACAACCAGATCGTATGTTGTAGAATCACCCTTCATATCAAGTGCGGTTGGATATCGCATAATAACTCCGAGACCACTGCCAACGTCAATCTTATTTGTATGTCCGTCGGTAAGTGTCGGTTTGATTGTCGTCAGATCAAGTTCCGCTCCAGTTTTGTGACCACACTCACCGCAGACCAAATTAAACTCAGTTACCTGACCAATAGATTCGGATCGAAGTTTAATGAAGATATTCTGAAGTTCAAAGAATGGTAGTTCGCTGCCTGTCAGTTTGCCGAAACTACAAACATTTGTAATTTCTTGCATCGCATTTAGCATCTCGCTTTGGTCCTCAGATTCAGATGCGAGAATTAATAATTTTTCTTCTTTGACCAAAAATGGTCTGAATTTAACTTTTTCTTTAGTTCCAATCATTTCAATGTAAAACGTTGGTGTTTCCATAACAGGTAACATAATATTCTCCTAATAAATATAAAAACGGATTTAACTGGAACCTCCAGGTAGAGTGTTCTGTTGTCCAAGCAATTTACCAACAAAGTTTGAACCTCTTTGCACAACATTTTGATCCTGATACCAATTCCTAAATGTAAAGGTTACTGGTAGTCTAACAAATTGTGTATTGGACCATGCCAATGATGCAGGTGCCATTGATCTCGGCCATGCTTCTTCGATGATCCATTTATTGGTTACTTCGTCTTTTTGGTTCAATGAGTATAATTCTATTTGACATGTATAGTCTTCATAGTAATTAACATATCTCGTGTTTTCATCTACAATTTCGCGCATCCATGTGTCAAAGTATTTCTTTACTTTCCAATCTTTATCACAAAGGAAAGTAAACGTTGCAGATTCACCATTGTAGTCTAGAAACGTTGCCCGATTTTCAACTCGGTTATTATACTTGTATGGTTTAGATCCCATCATTAATCCAGGAAAGATTGCCTCTTCACACATAAGCGAAATATACTGTGTGTTAGCATTTTCTGGGGTGTTTTTCGACCCAGCAAGAAACTTCGTCGCATCGTTTATGCTAAAATTCAAGATTGGAATGTTAGTATCCAGAATTGCATTGGTGACGCTATTTGTTATACCATTCAAGCATTTCGGTGTTCCGATAATTACTTCGAATCTGTCCGATCTTGCCAAGTCCTTCTTGCCAACTTCTGCGAGGAATTCTTTGAGACCATTGCCTGCCATTAATATTTACTCCTGGAGTCTCTGAATACTTCTTCTTTTGTTTTTTTCTGGAATGCTTCAAGAGGTAGAAAAATGGCACTTTTCCAGTCGGATGGATTTATCTTCATAAATCTTGATTGAACATGTGTAGTTAAATAATGTTTGATGCAAGGTTTTACTTCGTTTGCGCTGCTTATACCTTGCAACATTTGATACGACATTCTAATTTTAGTTGTAGGACTAAGTGTTTTCGAGTCTGCGAATTTTAACAACTCGCCTAGAATCTTTCCTCTAACTAAATATGGTGCATAGTGTAGATTAATACCATAAAACCCTCCAGGTGCTGGACCGAATGGCAGCACTAACGGGAAGGCATCATAGAATGGCAATTCGTTTTTCCATTTTGGATCGTAATAATACATATACATAGAACCGATTTCGATGTTTGACTTTAGTTCTCCAATATCAGATTGCATTGCTGTAGTCGGCGATAAACTTGCGCCGACTAGTTTTTGAGCATTGCGCATATACCACCAGATAGACTTTTGTCCATCTCCAGCTTTAGCACGAAGGGTTTCGAACGGATTTGCCATAATAACTATTTATTCGTTATTCCCAATTCTTTTTCAGTTAATATCAGGAATTTCCACTTTCTATCTAGACAGAACTCAGTTGCTGCTTTCCACTTTGCTTGATTTACACCCCAAGTCATTACTTCTTGAAGAAACTGTTTTGTTTTTCGTTTTGGGATTTTTGGTTCCTGTGTAAACTTGGCAGGTTTAATTTCGATCAAATACCGTTGATCATTTACCTTGATATAGAAGTCGACGAAGTATCTGTGGGATCTTCCATCAACAGGAGATCTATATGGTATTGCAAGTTCTTCTGAACCCCACTCGGAAACACTATCATTTGCATCACACCACTTCATAAACTTCAATTCATAACTGGAACGGAAAATGATGTTGGTCGGATCCCCAATATACTTATTGGGTTTTTGAATATTGTATCTACCTTTTAGAGAATCTTTTGAATAAACCATATAAATATAAGAAAATACCAATCTAAGGGATATTTATAAGTGGCAGAACCATTACCGTTAGCCTTTAATGAAAAGGATGCTGCGAGAGAAGCATTTAATTCTAAATTTGGAGTAGGAAGCGGCGGTTTGCTTCGGTATCCACTTGACTTGACTGATCAGTCTCCGCATTATATTATCTTTTACCCGCTGGTAAGAGAAGGTTCACGTCTTGGCGAAAATTTTAAAAACACAGGCGGACAGGTCTTTGATAAGAGTTCCCAAAATGGTCAACAGCCAGGTAAAGCGACTGCCCAATCTGCTGCCCTCGGTGCAGGTATTGGCACTGGTCTTGGTATCGCCGAACAGTTGGCTAAGGGTGGGGGCAAAAATGCAGGTGGTGTAACTCTTGGTGGTATACTTGGTAGCGTTACCTCTGTAATTGCTAAGGGAGTAATAGGCGGTGCTGCTGGTGGCGCAATTGGCGCATTATCAGGAAGTCAGGAGTTATATACGGGTGCTGGTGGGATTGCTCTCCAGATGCCCGAAAATAAAATGTCTTCTGGGTATAAAGCAACATGGAAACCCGATGAAATGGGTGCGCTACTTGGTGCGATCGGTGCTGGTAACCAATCTTTGCTGGGTGCAATTAATCCGCTAAGTCCAGATAATATGAAACTGGCGTTGCGTTCTGGTGGTAAACTTTCGAAAGTTTTGAGTGATAATGCTGTGGATGTCAATAAAGTATTAGAATCTAATACCAAAAGTGTGACGAATCCATACAAAGAACAATTCTTTAAAGCAATGGAGAATAGATCATTTGTCTTTGAATACAATTTCGCCCCAAGAAGTTTAAAAGAAGCAGAAGCAATTTTTAGTCGCAGAACTGCTGCAGGTGGAGATAATATGGGAATTATTCAAAAGTTCGCATATCATATGCACCCAGAACTTAGAGACTCAGGATACTTCTTCAATTATCCATCAGAATTTTCTATCGTTTATTATCACGCAGGAAAAGAGAATCAATATGTTCGTAAAATTTCCACCTGCGTTCTTACTGGTATGACAGTAGACTATGGTAGTGATACTGGATTCACAACGTTCAAAGAAGGTATGCCAACACATGCTACTATGCGATTAGAATTCTTAGAACTAGAACTGATGACCGCACAAAGAGTTTATCAAGGATTTTAAAATGTATTTTAGACAATTTCCAGTACTCAGAGGTAAATTCGATGGCACGTTTAAGGGTGTTACGGATATTTTCTTACGAGTCGCGCCACAAACTCCTATCAAAAATGTAGAATTTTTAGAAACAACGTATGTTCAAGATGGAGAAACTCCAGAATTACTGGCGTTTAAAATGTATGAAAGAGAAGATTATCATTGGATTCTATTATTGATCAATAATATCGTTGATGTTCGCGAAGAATGGCCAAGAAAAGAAAGAGATCTTTATTCTTATTGCTTAGAAAAGTATGGCGAGAATAATATTTATCAAGCAGTACATCATTACAGAACAACAGATAAACTTGCATCTCAAGGTGTTCCGAAAGGAATTATTGTTGATTACGATGGAGCAAAGATTTCATCTGGTGAACACGAATCAGTTACAAACTGGGATTATGAATTTGAATTGAACGAAGACAAACGAGAAATTAAGTATATTCCAAAGATTTTAGTTGGTAAATTTGTTTCGGAATTCCAACGAATAATTAGAGCATAATATGGCAACCAATTCTAAAGCATTATCAAATCCTGGTGACGTAACATTTAAGACTGTTGAGATCATGAGCGTCAACGGTGACATTCTTGACATCAAAAGTTTTGTCGTCGAACTAAATATCTATGAAGATATATTTTCGAACGCACTACAGGGTGTTTTGATGCTTGTAGATTCTAAAGAACTTATATCTGGTTTACCTCTTGTGGGCGACGAACTCTTAAATATTTGGATACAAACTCCAACCTTTGGTGATGGATACGGCGAAAGCATAAAAAAGACCTTCTCAATTTATTCTATTAAGAATAGAATGCTCAACGCCGATCGTGAACAAATGTATACATTATACTTTTGTTCTATGGAAGCAGTCAGCGATAATGTCACTCAAGTCAGTAAAAAGTATGAGGGTACTACTGACGAAATTGCAGACAAACTGTATACGGAGTATCTAAAACAAAAACGTTGTTTCGGCGGTATCGATAATAAAGACGAAACTCCAATGGTTATCGCAGATACTCCACATGAAGGTAAGATTGCTTTCGTGGCAAATATGTGGTCTCCTTTTCGCTGTCTCAACTATGTTGCACAGAGATCTATTGGCGCAAAACAAAAGGGTCCCAGTTTCTTATTCTATGAAACCAAGACAGGATTTTACTTCACTTCTATTGACAATTTAATTAAGAGTCAGTTAGATCTCAGTTCTATATTTGCAGAATATGTGTATTTACCGAAACCTCTTAATCCTTTAATCGATTTGGTTGATGATGAAACATTACATACGATGAAACCTGGATTAGACAAGGGATTTAGTACTGTATCTGATATTCGGTTTAATGAGCAGGTCGATATTTTGAAGTCGCAAGATAACGGAAGATTTGCCAGCACTACCACAGTTTTCGATATCATGATTAAACAAGCGACGAATGCACCACATGATTATTCATATTCATATCCTGATATCATTCATATGGAAAATTACCGAGTTGAAAATGGTACAGCAGTATTTGATGAGAAATCAAAGGATAATATGACCTATCCTGCGAACGTAACTCGTTCTGCATTGTCTAAACGTTTCTTTCGTCCAGTGCATAGGAAAGTTCTTACCACAAGTGAAGACGATTTACTAGATTATTCACCAGATAAATGGTTGGGTATGCGCCAAAGCGTTCTTGAAGATATTTCTGGACTACGTATGCACATCACGGTTCCTGGAAGAACGGATGCTGAAGTTGGTAAGATCATTCACTTCAAATATCCTAAAGTTGGAGATGGCGCAGATAAATCAGATCCGAAAAACCAATGGGATCCGTTCCTTTCTGGTGTTTGGATGATCACTGCCATCCACCATAAAATTACTCCAGTCGCGCACAATATGATTTTGGAAATTGCTAAGGATTCGTTCCATACATCCTTCCAAGCAATTGAACGTGCACCAAATCCAAATATTCCTGCGGGGGTTGATCCTGATAATCCTGATGTGCAAGCAGAACAAGAAAACGGTGTATCTCCGTCATCTCCTGGACCAGTCAATAAAGCAGGTTGGACTCATCCAACTGGCGGCAAGGGTAGTATTTCTAGTAAATTTGGACCAAGAAAATCTCCTGGTGGTAAGGGGTCGCGTAATCATAAGGGAGTAGATATTGCAGCTGCTAAAGGCACACAAGTTTTTGCTGCTAAAGATGGTACAGTTGCTCTGACAGGATGGCAAAGCGCAGATCATGAGTCGGGTGGTGGGATTCGTGTTAAAATCGAGCATGCTGGCGGTTACACAACCTTCTACGGTCATGGTATCGAAGGTTCCATCGTAGTTAAACCTGGAGATAAGGTCAAGGCTGGACAACCAATTATGAAAGTCAATAGCACGGGGTCTTCGACAGGGCACCATCTACACTTTGAGATTTGGTTGCGGGGTAACAAAATAGATCCACTTCCCTATATTTCGTGAGATAAAAAATGACAGATAATTTCTTTTCAAATAATGATTCAAACTTCTATTGGTTCTTCGGATGTGTTGAAGATCGTGGAGATCCTATGCGTATCGGTCGCGTAAAACTACGGATTCTTGGTCATCACACAGATGATAAAGAGCAGTTACCAACTGATGATCTTCCATGGGCGATGCCAATTATGCCAGCAAACAGTGCCAGTACTTCTGGTATTGGTTGGTCGCCGACTGGTCCAGTAGAAGGTACGTGGGTGTGGG